AAGTTGAAATAGTTGTAAATGATAAAACTCCTGAACCATTAGTTACAAGTGCTTGTCCATTAGTTCCATCAGTTGCAGGTAAAGTAAAAGTTAAATCAGCACTAACACTAGCTGGTGCTTTTAATCCAATATAATTTGTTCCATTTCCAGTAGTCTCACGAAAGCGAACTTCTTTTTGATTGTCTATAATTAAATTTACTGTTGATGTAGTTGCTGTATCTGAAAGTGTTAAAACTGTGCCAGTTGCAGTTGTTGATAGACCAGTAATTGATACTGTTGAATCTAACCAATTTACTGTGTTTGCTGTATGGTCAATAGTTGCTAAAGAAATGTCATCAGTTCCATCATAATATTTTAGGGTGGGGGCAGAACTTGATGTGGTATCTAACCAGATTGTTCCACTAACAGCACCACTTGGTCTTGTTGTTCCTGAGTGTGTTGTTCTAACTGCGTTTAAAAAATCATTTAAATCTTGACGAAAAGCTGGGAAGCCCTGATTATTTATTACGAAATCGTGTTGTGCCATAATCTATCTAATATCCTATTTAATATTTTTATTCAATCGTTAAAAGCCCTTCACTATATAGTCAAAAGTACGACTTACACCAGTTCCACTACTATTTTTGAAAGCTACATTAAAACCATTTATAGTTTTATTTGTCAGTAAGTAGTAATCACCAGTAGCTAATCCTTGTGCAGTAATACCAACAGCATAGTTAGCAGAATAAAATGGATTTGTAAATGTTACTGTGTAGGTGCTTGTGCCTGAAACAATATCATTTCCACTAAATATTCTATCTGGCATATCAATAGAAACTGATAAAGCACTAATAACTGGAGTAGATGCTAAATCAAATGAACGAAGTGAAACTCTAAATTTATAATATCTTGCTGTATAATCGCCAACTACAAAGTTTCTAAATGAAGTATAAGTTATATTGTCATTAGATAAAGCAATTTCAATATGTGCATTACAATTTGCAGGAGTATCGCCATCAAAGTTAGAAGCACCATCATCAAAATCTCCAGTTCTTGAATCAAACAAGTCATCTAAGTTATCTGAAGTTTGTGTAATAGAAGCAGTTACTCTTGAAGTATAAACAGCACCAATATCTATTGGGTTTGCAAATATGTAAGTTCCTTCTGAATATAAATCATAAGTTCCAACACCTGAATCAAATAAAGAAGTTGCAGAATCAAAGTTTCCAGTTGCAGAATCAAATAGTTCTGATGAATCTAATCTTAATGTTCCATCAAGAACAACTGTTTGATTTTTAGTTCCTGAAAATGTAGGAGATTCAGTTTGTGAAACAATAGCATTAAAGTTTCCAACAGTTGAAATGTTTGTAGCTATAACAGCTTCATTAGATGAGAAGTTGCCATTTTTATCTATTGCTTTAATTAAATAAGAACCTACTCTTGCTGGAACTGTAACTGAAGTAGCTGGTCTTGCAACCTTTTCAACTAAAGAAACTGAGTTAGCCCAAGATGCACCACTCGTTAATGTAGAAAATCTTATTTGATAATAAGCTAAATCTAAATCAGGTATTTGTGTCCAAGATAAATGAGCATCACTTCCAATAATATTACAAGAAAAATCTTCAACATCTGCTGGTGGTGCTATTCCACCAACAATAGTTCTTGTTGCAGAAGTATAAGTTGATTGTACTCCTAATGTGTTAAATGCTTTTACTCTTACATTGTAAATTAATCCATCTACCACGTTTAGTATTCTATGATTTAATCCTTTAACTTGACCAGATACTTGGTAAGTAGATTCTGTGCTTAATTTATATTCTACTTGGTAGTAATCCACGAAGTTATCTGGTGATGCACCAATAGTTACATCTAAAGCAGTAATAACAACTCCATCTGAGTATTCTATTAGTTGGTCATCTAAAGTAACTGAAGCTGGTGCAGATACAGAAAAAGGATTAGGTAATACAGTATCAGCTATTGTTGGTGCTTCGCCTTTTTCTTCCCAAGTATAAAAGTTATCTTGGTGTTCCTCTAATCCTAAAGTTACTGTTGAATCTGAATTGATAGCTAAAGACATTACTCTAAATGGTTTAGCACTAAATCCTGCTGTATCGTAAGTAGCTGTAACTATATCTCCAATAGATAAATTAAGTGCTTCTGAAGTTACTGTTACTTCTGCTTTTAAATTGTTTCTTGATCTCTTTAATATGTTCTCGCAAATTTCTTCTGCTTGATATGGAGAAGTTACTTGCAACATATCAAAACTTCTCTCTAATAAAGTATTGTTATCATCACTTAACATTGTTGCGTGTTGATCTGCTGGGTCTAATGCTGAATCATCAAATGGTGGATATGAAACTGTATCTGATTGGTAATCTTTTTCTGGGTTTGTAAAAGTACCAATAACTCGGTTATACTTTTCTGATTTGCTTTCACCTTGTAATTTAACTTCGCTTACAACATTATCTTTAGTTAATAACAATTGTGATGAACCAGTACCTTCAATAATAACTTTGTATTTACCTTGTGTGTAATTAAATATTGCTCTCATAGGTACTAAGAGTTCTCTTACATTTTCTAATACTTTTTTCTCACTATCTATAACTGCATTTGTTTCAAATAAGTTTATATCGCTTACTGCACCAGAATAAGGAGTTACTTGTGTATCGCAGGTATTTGCAGAAGTTTTAAATGAATCGTAGTTTGTTTCAAAAGCATCATTAGGTAATCCTTTTCCATATCTGCTGTTTCTTAAATAATCTAAAAGAACTAAAGATGAGTTAGCAGAATAAGCCCAAGTTGTAGGGTCATCTTGTCTATGTGAACCAGAACCACCTTTAGTAGAATCTAATCTAGGGTCATATATTTTCTTACCTCTTACAGTTACTCTAACTTCTGGTAATCCATTAAAAGCATCTTGATTCCATTTAAACCTTAAAGCAACATAAGCAAGACCAGATAGTTTATGATCTGAAGTCCAGTTAGTTGTTTCGTCAAGCAAAGAAGAAGCTGATTGATTGTCTAATCCAAAAAATCCTTGAATAGATATTAAAGATTCTCCACCTTTATAGAAGTTGGTATCTGAACTAGAAACACCTCTTACTGTTCCATCAGTTAATGAACCATCAAATGTAACTAACTTATCATCTACATACACTTCATCTATTGCTGTAATTCCTGCACCACCACCTTCACACAATACTCCAGCTACATAAAGATATTGATTATCTGTTCCTGAAGATTCTACAAATACTCTTGTTAAACCTACTTGTCTTTTTCCATAAACAACAGGAATAGGATTATTATTAGAATCTTTATTTACTAATGTTCCTTTAGCTTCGTCTTGTGAACTAAATCTTGGTGCTTTAGGTTTAGGTGCAATTAAATAACTGATTGCTGTTGTTATTATGGTAGTTATAATCGCTGTAATAATTGGGGGGCTCATACGTGAAACTCTCTTTTAAATTTTTCTGATCTTCTATAAATGTTAAAGTTCTCATCTGCTCTAATCCATTTAACAGATTCATTAACTTCAATCTTATCTCTAAAATAATCTTTAACCCATTTCATAATTTCTTTTGCATGACTTTTAGCAAGTATCTGCATAACCCAAATATTATCTCCACAATTCCATTCATTGTCTTTTAGTCTTAAAGATAGTTTAAATCTTTCCTCAACTGTATCGCTTAAAAAAGCCCAGTTAGTAAAACCAACATCTTGGTTTCCTACTCTATGAATTTGGTACTGATCTAAGTTTAAAGATGGAGTTATCATTTTAGTTAATTCTGCGTATGTAAATTTATCATATTGTTTAAATTGTCTATAAAGATGTATAATCCTATACAGATCATTCATTAAGCTGAACCCCACTTAATCTTTTGTGCAGTCTTACTTGCAAACTCCATACCTTTGTCATTAGGAAAATATAATTTCTGTGAGTTCTCAGCAGTTCTTCTTCCTGAAGTCTTTTCAAAATCTGCCCAATGAGAAGTTACAATAATATTAATTGAAGATGTTGTTGCATTTTCTTCAAGAGCAAAGTTAGATATTCTTCCATCAAATAATAAAAATGGGTCAGCTATTAATGCCTGACTATCATCTAAGAAACCTCTATAAACTTTTGCAGGTTTGTTCATGTAATTATTGTTAAGCAACAAAGATATGATTGTTAAATCTGCACCTGAGAATTTAAGTGTTAATGTATTAACTGCAACATCAGCAGTTTCTTGAACTTCTGAACTTCCTAAGAATAATGATGAAGCTGTGTAAGTGTTTCCATCAAAGGTTAAATTTTTATAATGATCTGTGTAATAAGTTCCAGTAGATATTCCTAAATAAACAAGTTCAACTGGATTAAGTTTATTAGTTGCTATCTCGGCTAATACTCCAGCACTTAATGATCTTGTCATTACAATACCTCTATTAGATCAATTTCGTATTGAAAATAGTTTTCTGTACCGATAGTAAATTCTTGAATATCTCCAGTTAGTCCA